AACCAGCTTTATTAGTAAGTGCTTCAGAGAACTGTTGTACAGAAGAGTTAGCTAATGTATTAGCTTTTACCAAAACATCTGTAACCCTTGTAAGATTTTCTAAGTTTTGTTGTGCATCATCAACTGTTAGTCCTAAAGCAGACTGGGCATCAGTTGCTAAGTCAGTAGCAGTAGCCATATCAAACATACCAGCTTGAGCAAACTTAGCTACTTGTGGAAGTGCAGATATAGACTGTTCAGCATCTAAACCAGCAGATGCTAAGAAAAAGAATGCTTCAGCAGATTGTTCAGCAGATATTCTAGTCTCTCTTGAAACAGATAGAGCAGACTCTTCCATTGCCTTTTGTTGTTCGACAGTGGTGTTCATAATGGCAAGAGATTGTGTCATCTTGTCATTGAATGCAGTAAATTCTTGTACTGCTTCAGTAAGGCCTTTAGCTAAACCAACAGCAAGAGCAACACCAGCAAGTTTTGCACCAGTGGCAAGTTTGCTCATCATGTTGCCAGACTTACCAGCAGAGCCACTAAGTGAATTAAGTTGTCGTTTTGCTAACTCAGCACCCTTAGTAACAATATTTATTGCTATGTCGGCTATTGCCATTATCTTCCCATCTTCTTATTACGCTCAGCTTCAGCAAGAGCTTGTTGTTTGTTTTGCTCTCCAGTTTCCCATTTATAGAAACTAATCCACTGGTTGTATTCCTTGAAGCTCATTGTAGCTAATAGTTCTCCGACAGTCATGCCTAACTCACGAGCTAGTTTGAATCTGAATATTAAATCAAGATTGTTTTCAAAACTGTTCTGCTTCGGCAGAACCCCCAATACCATTGAGTTCATTTATTTTTGCAAATATCTGGTCAATGACTTTAGCATCTTTTTCATACAACTTATCGATTGTTTCATCATCTAACTCTGGCTCAATAACGCATACTTTGAGTAATTCTTTTTGATAATCAAATGCATCAGCATCATCTTCATTAAGTAATTTACCCAACTTAACTTGCATACCTTTATTGATACCACGAATTAATATTGAGAAACCCCACTCTTCAATCTCAAATTCTTCTTCTGGAACTGAAGGTAGTTTTTCTATATCATCAATAGATAATCGTTTCATGTGTCTCCTCTCTTTAATTATCTAATTAGTGTGTGCCACGAGTAACTGCACCAGAGCATTGTAAATCTGCTGAGTAAGCGACTACATCTCCGACTGGAGAGCTTAGTGCGTAGTTGGTTAGTATTGCTTCTCCAGTGTATTTTACTTTTCCAGAAGCAGTACCTTCTGGGCTATATTCATACGATAGAGTTGCAGTTTGACCAACAACAGCTCCTAAGATTGCATCAACAGTAGCATCAAATAATCCACTTAAGGATATTGTTGCATCTTTTAAACCAACTATATAAGTTTTGTTTGATGCTCCTAGTACGCTTGTTTCAGCTACATCAGCTGTCTCTGGGAAGTCCACATTGTTCACAAAAGATGATATGTCAGTTAAAGAACCACTTGCGTTATCCAACTTGAATACCGAACTTTTACCATGTACAAATGCCATTTATCTTCTCCTTAATTATTTCTTCCAAAACCAACTATCGCATTAATAGTTGGAGTAGATGAACCACCAATCGTAGCATGTACTCTTACATACCTGTTGATTGTCGTACCTTCAGCTACTTTTTTAATCTCACTCGTAGCACCTGTTGCTTGAGTGAATGTTATTAAATCAGCGTAAGTAACATTATCAGCACTGTGCTGAATCTTTACATCTCCAGTTGGAGAAGTTCCACTTACACTGGTTACAATCAGAAATGCACCACCACCACCAGTTGAACTCGCTGAGTTGTCATTGGCACTGCCTTGCACTCCAGTTGCAGTATAAGCACCAGCATTTAATACGAGACCTATCGTAACTCCATTGTCTGCTTGAGCATCTATTGAAGTTGCAACTACATCTCCTACTGGGCTTGATACACCATAGTTAGTAATGTTTGCAGAACCAAACTGGGTTCTATCTCCAGTTTCAAGTCCATCAATACCAACAATTAAATTAAAATCTGAACCACCTAAGAGTGGTTGAAGGGTTGCATCAGCAGTGGCATCAAACAATCCAGTCAATGAAAATGTGCCATCATCTTCTCCTGCAATAAAAGTCTTTACTCCAGATGAACCAAAGTTTGTTGTTTCTGCAACATCTGATGTTTTGGTTACATCTACATTATTGAAATATTCACTGAAGTCCACTGCGTTTACATGAACCTTAGTACCTTTACCATGAACGAATGCCATTACCTTCTACTCCTTCTTCTTCTTCTTCTCATTCTGCCACCACGCCTTGAGCCACTGCCAGAACCATAACTTCCTTTTCCCATTATTCTTCTTCCATTATTTTAGATTCATCTAATACAATACCTTGCATTATGAGCCACTTAAAACTTTTTCCCATTTGTTCTTTTGTAATCGAGTCTCCGACTTCATATCGTTTCTTACCGACATCGATTCCACTCTGTACTATATATTTCATGCTATTACCTCTACTGTAAATTCACAACCTAAGTAGTCTATGTTATTTATACTATACACTCCATAGTTGTCTGCTTCTACTACTCTAACAGAGTTTGCCACTCCAGACAGCGTACTATCAGATTCTATCTGAGTTTTCACAGAACTCGAACCAGTAGAAGCTAAAAATGCATCTAAGGTATCTTGAGCATCTTGTGCATCAACTCTGCTTACATAAAGAAAAACTGGAATCGTATAAGTGTCTGCACCACGAGCCATTGAAGTATCATACTCAATATTATCTACAACACCTACCACAGCAGTAGGTGGTTCAATACTATCTGGAACAAAACCAAAAACTGTCAATGATGATATGTTTCCCAAGTTGGTTGCTATTCCAGACCTTATCGATGATAAAGATGCCATTAGACTCTTTTCCTTCCCTTCTTAAATTGTCTCTCAATTTGTTTGGTTGCTACTTGTAATAATACTTTATTTTCTGGCTTTGCATCTCTCAATCCCATTTTTAAGAAGGGAACTATCGGTGTACCTTTTTGTGCAATCGAGTTAGCAACAACATAAGGATTCATGCCATGTCTCTTTGCCCACCCAGTAAGTGCTTTGACTGGTGGGAAGTGTGGTCTTGTTCTGTTAAATGGTTCAGACATTCTAAATCTTTTCTCTGGATTACCATGAACAAAAGATGCATGTTTAGCTGTTGCAAAAACTTTTGTCTTATTAGGTATTCTTCCTTGTGGTTTTACTCTTGTGTATTTAATACTTCTTCTCAAAGCACCAGTATCAACTGGAGCATGTACTTTTGATTTTTCTTTGATTACTTTTCCATAACCATTGAGATAGTTACGAAGTGGAGTCATCATAAGATTGTTAGCTTTTAATCTTTTCCTTAGACTCTCAGCACCAGTTATCTTGACTGTAATACCTGTTTCTGCCATTAGAGTTTGTTCTTGATGTAACCTTTGATAAGTTCTCTTGCATCTGGGTCGAACTTATTGAATAGTTCAATCTGACCAGTTTGCTCGTTACCTAGAATATTGAATGGTGCATCTTTTCTTTTGAATAGTCTTAGCCCTTGTATAAGGGTTGCTTGTTTGATTGCTTTAGGAACAGCACTATATCCAAACTGTGCTGTAACTTTTACATTCTTAACTATCGTTGGGTCGAATCTCTCTGAGCTTCTGGTATCAAGTATTGCAATCTCAGTGATTGGTGCAAACTCTTCTCCATCAACTTGATTACCAGCATCGATTGGTTTTAGATAAAAGTCTGTATTGATTGTAAGTGTCGTATCATACGAACCATCATCTGTTGTATCAAGTTGCACGACTAATCCACTTGGTGTAGATATATCTGGTACTTCTAGGAATAGAACATTATCTGGAGTAAAGAACTTTGATTCAGAACTTGTCTGATAAAAGAATCTGCCAGTTATTGCATCTATCTGCCTACTTGCACCATTTATAGCATTCTCCAAGTTGGTGTCTTGTCCAGAACCACTCAACCCAATGTAGCTTTTAAGTTCGGCTAGAGTAGTATATCCATTTACTACTGCCATTTAGTTTTACTTACCTTTGTTCTCTTTTGGAGCTTTTGCTTTTGTAGCAATGATATTTAATGCTTTGTAATCTGCATCAGACATCTCTTGACCTTTTTTACCCATGAGCTTACCTTTAGCCCAACCTTTAGGAAGTCCACCAGTTGTCTCTACACATTCTCCAGCATCATTCATGTAAATATCTTTTTTTAATTCCATTTTTTCCTCTCCGACTATTGAGCCACCATACGAATGATGGCTCATTATAGTCATAATCTAATTGCTTAGATGTTTGTTATGGAACAGAATGCAGTTGGTCTATAAACTGGGAATCCCAATCTGACTGTTGCCTTCATTACCATAATATCTTTTACAAAGTTCTCATCGTGTGAATCAGACATTGCAACTTCCATACCTTGTCTTGCGACAATATGACATGCTTGTCCACCACCGAATACACCAACAATTGCAGTACCAGCTGGTCTTGTTGTATCAAGAACAATTGGTAATCCCCAAAGAGTGTTACCGACAGCTCCACCGAATTGTCCAGCACCAACAAATAGTGGATTCAATGAACCACTTGTTGTTACTGCATTGACTTCAGTTACGACTTGGTAAAAGTCTGAAGGGTGCATAACTATTGCATCTGGTGTTAAGAAGCTATCTTTCTGAATTTCAGTGATTGCTTCATAAATTTGTCCAATTCTCTTTAGGTTTCCACTGAATGAGCTGAAATCAAATGTATTGATTCCAGAAACATTTAATAGACCTGTCAAGTTTGAACCAGAACCAGAACCAGCAAGAAGCTGGTCAGTTACAGCTAGTTGAACCATTGTTTGTAATCTTGAATCAAGATAACCCTGTACTGCTGAAACATCAGCAAGTAACTCTTCAGTAACTGGTAAGAATGAACCAATTTTTCTAATGTTCTCTGTTTTCTCAGTAAATGCTAATGCATTTTCTCCAAGAGCTGAACCTTCAGCTGTTGCTCCAGAGTTATTAGTAAATGTGGTTTCTTCAAGGTACTTGTATTGAAACTGGTCAGTATTGATTGTATCAATTAAGTCCAAAATAGTATTTGGATTTCTGACAGCAGTTGGCACTACTAAGTCCGACCTTGTTACTGCTGGTGGGTACCCCGACTCTGTAAGAGTTGTTTTAAACTCATACTTCGGATTCCACTTTAACTCAGATGTGATGTTCTTGAGACCAGACTCCATGTAACCTTTGTAGGCACTTGACTCTGTTAATTGTTCTCCGACAGTTTTGTATGATTCTTCAGCTTCAACTGCTTCAGTATGTATTGCCTTTGGCTCTACTGCTTTACCAGCTTCTAGCTCATCTTCCATAGCTTTTCTCTCGGCTTCAATTTTTGTGGCTTCTTTTACTTGTGTAACAAGTTCTGCCATCTTCTCATTTCTCTTAGCCCACTCTTCTTTTTTCTCAGAATCGAAATCTACTGCTTCAAATTCTTTGTACTCATTAAGAGTGTTCTCTCTGAGTTCATGGAGTTCCTTCTTTAGCTCATCTAATTTTGGCATAAAGTATTTCTCCTATATTTCTGGGTCATAGCTCTCAGCTAAAACCCTATTTGTTTCCAACAATAATGTCGTGTCATCAATTTCATCTTCTTCATCAACTTTAAGTTCATCTGGAGCTCCTACATCAATATAAGTGCTCAAGTCTTGATATGCTTCTTGCAAAGCATCTTGAAGTTCCATAAGTAGATTTGTTGAATTATCCGACAATGTTTTTTCTTTTTTGAGTCTCAAAGCTGTTAGCTCTTTGAATCTCTTTAGAAGAGCAGACAAATTAGTAAGTAATTGGTCTGTCTCATTTGTTAAAGTTAAACCAGAAGTTTCTTCTGACTTTTCTTTGACACCTACTGTGTATGTGTTTTGATTAGCTCCCACGAGAACTGGGCTAACTTCCCATACTTTTAATTCATTTAGAAATCTTGCTTCTGTGTCCATACCATCTTTAGTAAAAGTACCATTCTCACTATCAACAACTTCATATCCAAATGACCATTGTTGTAAGTCTCCCATTGCTTTGACTGTTTCAAATGCATCACGACCATCTTGAGTGTCCATGATGAACTGTCCTTTGAATTTTGCTTTTTCTCCATCTTGAATTATCTCTCCACGACCTATTGGTTTTTTCCAATCGTGAGCCCATACCATTGCAACACCAGCATCTCCATAGCCAGACTTGATTGAGTTTGGCATGACAACATCGCCATCTGAATCTATTTCATTGAATACTGAGAATACAGCTTCTACTTTACCTTCTACTTCATTAGTAGTGGTTATGTCTATTGTTTTAGACTCCCATTTTTCTCTATCCATTTTTATATCCTTCTCTCGTGATAAATTAAAGTACACCGACAGTTTATCACTTCTCTAGCTAAAGCACCATACTTTGAGTCAGAAGGATAATCCATTCGGCTACCACCTATGATAAACTGTTCTTCTTGATTTATCTCAGTTCCATCAGCAATAATGTGTGAGTCTCTTACATTACCATCTCGTACTGTAAGCCACTCTTTTGTAAGTATCAATCCAGTTTGTGTTGCAGATTGACTCATTGCAAAGTTTGATAATGCAGAACCTTCTGTTCTTGCAATACCCATAGCTCTACCTAAGTTCTTTTTACCAATTACATTAGATATATTTCTTCTAATGTAATCTTCTGCTTTTTTACCAGTAAGACCTAAATCAGCTACTTCATCAAAACTTTTACGCAATGCTCTGTTTAGATTATCTTTGGCAGTCCTACTCATATCTGGTAAGAATGTATCAAGTCTGTTTTGTACAAATGCTTTTGCTTCTCTATCAAATGCTGTTCTATTTACTGGTAATCTTGCTCCACCCCTTCTTCTTGGATAGAAACCATCTTCTACTATTTCTTTTCTAGGTTTTCTTCTCCTTGCTCTTGCAATGCGTTCTTGTTCAGCTGGTGTATAAACAGTGTTGTCTTTTTCATCTGGCAAGAGATAATCAGTTTGGAAGAATGCAAAGTCAAGACACATAGATTCATATACAGCTTCTAAATCTTCCTTCCACTGTGTAGTTGTTAAATCTATTTGATTATTTACTAATGCTTGTATTCCAACTATTGTTGGTGGATTCTCGGCAAGATACTTATTTATAGTTTTTCTTTGACTATCAAGAAGTCCAAAGTATTGTCTAGCTAATGCAAAATCCCAATCTCCAATCAGCTTCTCATAACTTGATTGCACTTCATCTCTTGTTTGCTTTGTTCTAAATCTATTTAATCTGACTTCCCACTCAGAGTTTCTCAGTAGTTCTCTTCTCTTTACTAACTCTTGTGCTGATTCAAATGCTTTTTCATCTCTGATACGATTTACTTGTCTCTCAAACCACTTTTGAGCATTCATTCTATCTGCTCTATTTATTGAGCCACCCCAGAGAAGCCATGCCACTTGCCCTGCTGAAATTTCTCCTTCTCCACGAAGATACTCATTAGCTTCTGCTGAGTCTAAATCACTGAGGTGTCTCAAGAACCATGCATTTGCTCTGATTGCTTTACTCTCAGATACTTGACCATCTCTCATTAATCTAGCTTCTCTAATAGTTTTATCTGTTAGACCACCACCAGCAAACTCAAGATTTTCTAAACCACGCTGTGCATTCCTTCGAATGAACTCTGGAACAGTACCAACTTGTTTACCTTCGTAGGATTTGGAACTCAATGGGTGGTTGCTTGGAAGCAAATCCCTATCATAAGGTGTTCTTCTGAATCTACCATTGCGTAATGCATATAATAGTCCATTCACTCTGGAGTATGCCCACTGGTCTGCTGAGCGAACATTACCCCTTACTGATGCTGGATTTGTTCTGTATGCTCCAATTCCTCTTCTAAAACATGCTTCCAGCATTCGAAAGGTTGCACGATAGCGTGGATTGTCTGCGTTATGTTCTTCTACCTTGTCTCTAAGTACTCGCTCAACTCGAGCAGAAACTTGCTTGTTTTCTTCAGTCCTAAAATCAGCAATTTTTCTAAGTCTGCTAACTTCAATTTCAACATCTCTATCAGTTTCACTATGACCTCCATTCTCTAATATTGCCCATACTCTTATGGTTGCTGTCTCATCTTCTCTGTTGAGACTTTTGATAATCCCATGTGCGATGCTTGGTTCTTGTGGTGGTTTGGGTATCGACCAACTTACAGAATCATCGACAGATAAATCCTCAATACGAGCCATCTGCTTCAGTCTGTCCAGTTCTCTGCCTATATTCATTATGAGTTGAGCATGGCATATAGATTGTTTGTCCATCTTCGGTATGTTGATGAGTACCACTACAACCAATCTCTTCTGCTCTAGCTTGAGCTTCTTCTATTGTTGTGTACTTATCTCTACCTACACGCTCTTTTGGATTCTCACTAAATCTTGATATTTGTTCTAATCTGGCATTTGCTAGTTCTCTTGTTGGGTAACAACCCATATTCCTACCAGACACTTCAGCAATTACACAAAACTGATTACCTACTTTTCTTACTACCTTATCTTCAAATCTCTTTTCTTCGTTCTCTTCCATATCTTCTGTAACGACATCTTCTGTTTGTTCTTCTTCTTCTACTGTTTCTTGTTCTGGCATCTCCATGTCAGCTTGAGTTGGTATTACTGTGTTTGATACATAATAAATATCTTGACCTTCATTAGTTGGTAATCCAACTTGACTTCTTGCTTCTGCAATAGTTATCCAACCACCTTGAACTCCGATGTTAAGTTTTTCATACATTTCTCTCTCATCAGTCTGTAATGCTCTAACTTCAGAGAAGTCATACTTTGCAGATACATTCTGGTTCTCTGTATAGTCTGGTATCAAAACTTGTTGTGTTAATTCTTCTGCAATCATTCTCCATAATGGAATGAGCTTTTGTTCTGTAAAGAACTCTCTAAGCTCTGATGTATTGTTGTATGTTGCTCTCTCAAGTCCAGCACCAAGTCCAGCTAAGATTGCTGGTACTCCAAGCACTGCTGATATTCTCTCTTCTGGAACTCTTCTCAATGCACCAATATCTAAATCTTTTGGAGAGAATGCTAACTTCTCTACATTCATTGAACCAGATAGAATCAATGGCTTACCTTTGTTCTTGCCACCAACCTTCTGTTGATATGTTCTTGAAATTTGTTCTGCTTCTGTTTCTGTAAGACCATAATCATCTTTTGGTGTAATCAAGACTGATGGTACACCAGAGTTTGCAAGTAGAGCTGTTGCCATCTGACCAGCAGACTCATCTCCATAGATTTCTCTTAATACTGTTTTTAGTGGAGAGTAACCTTTTTTATGGTCTTTTGGGTCAAGTCCTAACTTGAAGTGAACCATGTTTTCATTGTTAATGACCATAGTTCCATCATCTAATTGATATTCGTATCTTGTTACTAAACTCTCTTTGTCTCCCTTTGGAGTAACTTGTTCTGGCATCAATGGATATAATGCGACTAACTGACCAGCTTCATTCTTCATCTTCATTAGATATGCATTTCCAGATACATGCATTGCATTGATTATGTATTGTTGAATAACATCTCCAGACATGTATGGATTTGGTCTACGCATCAACATTGTGAATGGGTGGTTTGCCATTATTTGTTCTTGACCTTCATCATCGGTCATCATTACTTGTAATGTTGCTTCAGAGAATGATATGCCTAGAAGTTGCAAACAAGCTGTTACTGCTGAGTTTGATTCTCCATTACCAAGACCAGATAAGTTAAAATCTCCAGCAGATGAGTTCCAACCTAGTATGTAAGAAGAGTTACCATACACTAAATCATTTGGGTCATTTCTAAAAAAATTAAATCCAGTAGCTCTCTTGACTTGTCTGTCATCTCTGAATCTACGAGTTCCGAAAACTATATCTCTGAAACTTCTTCTCTCTGCCATCTAATATGCCTTTATTTGTTTCCTTCTTGCAACTTGCAACACTGCGTAAGCCAAACTATCAACTTGGTCATCATGCTCTCCAGATGGGAACTGTAACAACTCCTTCTCCAGTTCAGAATACCATAAACTATCGTTAGCAAAGAATACCATAGATGCTTCCATTTTTGCACTCAATGGCAAAGCTCTCGATAACTTATCTTTATCTGCCTTTAACTTTACTATCGGTAGAGAAGTTTGTCTGCGTATTATCTGAATAAGAGCTAATTGAAATCCAGCAGATTCTATGCCAATCTTCTCTGGTTGCCACTTCTCATTGACCTTCTCGAGCAAACTGATTATCTCTGGTGCTTCTACTTTATCTCTTACGACATCAAGAACATAGATTCTATCCTTCTTATCAATACCTATTGTTGTAGCCACTGTAAAGTCAGCAGATGTCTTAGTTGATGTTGCTAAGTCCACAGCTGTTACTATTCGTAAATCTTCTAACCTTACACTATCTACATCAGTTGTTAAATAAACAAAATCTTTGTAGTTATCATTCTCATCAAACTCTGTTTTCTCTTCTCGATGGTAATACTGAAACCAATCTGCTTTGATTATGCCACCTACTTGGTCTACGAACTTAGCTTCATACTCTTGACTGAACAAGAAGCTACCAAGTTCTTTTTTGGCTTCTACCAACTCATTCTTATCTATTGTTGGGTTATCGTAAGTAGAGAATGTCCATCTCTCCCAATCATCTTTAGTTTCTGCTTCATCATACAATCTCTTAAACCAGTTCTGTACTCCTTTTGGTGTTGATATAAATACAGCAGAACCTAATCTATCTGATAAGGTTGGTCGTAATACTTCCTTCCAAGTCTGTTCTTTTATAAATGCACATTCATCAAGCACAACTAAATCTAATCCAGCACCACGAAGTCTATCTGGTGCATCAGCTGTCTTTACTGTTACTTGACCACCATTACCAGTGTTTATTGTTTTTTCTGATTCTCTTACTTCTAATCCATAAGAATATGCAAAGTATCTAAGTTCTCTCCAACCTTCCAAAGCCATAGCGTAAGTTGGTGCAACCCACCAAGCTCTCTTACCATCTAATGCAGTAAGTATGCACAATGCAGTTCCTAGTTTTGTTTTACCGAATCTTCTACCAGCAACAACTATCTTGAATCTTTTTTTTGATTTAGCTACTTCAAGCTGAGATGCATGTAGCTCTGGTAATCTCCATCGTTTTACTTTTGTTTTAGAAGTCGTAGCCATCTCTTAACCATCTCAACATATCAGAAAACAATTCTTCTATCTGCTCTGGTGGAATCTGAGATATGAAGTATATAGCTGGTGGTGGCATAGGAATGACATACTGCACAGCTTCTTCAAATGTCTTTTGTGATTCAAGCTCTACATCATAGAGTTGCTCCATCACAATATCTACAAATTCATTATTGATTTGGTCATCAGTCATAATCATCAATCTTAGCATCATTGACTTTTTCTTGCTCTTCGACTTGCATATCTTGCATATCAAGTTCATCTATGACCCCATCTGGTAAGTTATTTGCAATAGTTCCATCTGCAAATTCAATAACATTGATTACATTTTCTTCAGTAGATATAACTAACTTGCTAGTATCTCCAAACTGTTCTGGGTATTTCTTCTCAAGAATCCATTGCAAAGCTCTTGGGTTTCTATCTTCTTCTCCAATATCTTTTATTTTTTTGACTGTATCTACCTTAAACTCTGCTTCTATCTGTGCTATTTCATCAAAGAGTTCTACATAAGTTTCTTCCCCAGATTCAGCTTTTTGTCTCCATCTGTAAAAGGTTGATTCATCAATCCCAGCATAAATACAAGCATCTTTGACATAAGAACCTTGCTCAACAGCAAATAAGAGTCTCTCCTTAGTTACTTTGTCTAGTATCTTATTCTTTTTCTTTATTCCAAAAAAACTTCTATCACTCATCTTTTATCTCCACTGGATTATACATTTGGTACTTCAATGTTAGTTCTTCCCCAGCTTTTATCTTTTGAATTGTTTGTAAATACATTTCATGCCCAACTTCTCTAAGTTTGCAGTTTGGTTCTTCAGAATGATTTATAAATCCACCCAATGGAGTTCTGATATATCCATTCAAGTAATCTTTATGCTTGACATGACTGACACCAAGTGTTTTATTTTTATCTATTGGTTCTGTTGCAAATAAACCAAGACCTTCAATACTACTTTTTTTTATCGTAGTGTTCTCTGGCAAAGGTTTGTATTTCATCTTCTGTAAGTTCATCATCAAGGTCATCGAGCAAATAATCATCGAACATTATATTTTATCTTCTTTGACTAGCCACCATGCAAACGCATTTACTCCTACAATCACAAGGATTACAAAGAGAGTGTCCATTATTCTGGTAAAGATTTGCAAATCTGTAAGTATTGATTTACCAAATCATCTGCATCATCGACAAGATTGATACCTTCTATACGCATGTAATTAAGCTGTTTAAGTATTACTTCTTTAAATACTGTGTCATCAATCTCTGCATCTATTGCATCTAATCTTTTAAATCCATCTGGGTAATTCATTCTTCTTCTCCTATTTCTTGTCCATTCAAATCAAGCAGAACTTCATCTTCAGTGATTTTATAAATATCAAATATATCTCTCATTCTTCTTCCTTTACTTCTTCAAACTCAGTATCTATATCATCTAGCTCTACAAACTCTACTTGTGCATTACTTAGATTCAAATGTTGATACATATTCTTTAGTGCTTGAACTCCATCTAAAACTTCATTAACATCTTTTACCAACCAAGTTTTTTTCCAAGTACCAGTTACTATTGCTTTTTTAATCATTTCTATCCTTCCAACACTTTGCAGAACTATTCCAATGATGTTCTCCAGACTTATAGAATAGCCAAGAACTCATCTTTAAATTAAAATCTGGGTCTTTTCTGTCTCCATACCACCCAAGTTTCTGTGAAATCCAGTCGTATGTCGAATCATTTATCTGCATCAAACCGACATCAGTCGTGCTATTTGTGTTATATCCGACAGCTTTTGAGCGACCAGATGACTCACAAAACATGATTCTACTAACTTTAATCACATCTTCCTCTCTAAAGTATTTCTGTATCAAGGGTTGCCAGTGTGAGACTGAATTTACTTGGAACTCAATCTTCTTACAATCCCTGTAATCGTTAATGACTTCTGGAGTAACTGGTTGATTAAAAGTTATTAAGCAACTAATTACTGGATAAAGAAGTATCTTCATACTCTTTTAGTCTGTCAATATCTATAATCCCTTTTGGCAAGTTCCTATAAATGATATTGTCATCATTATCCATCAAAAGTAGTCTTACTTTTGTACCATCATTCTCGATAGCTATTCTTTTCATACAAATATTATAAATCAATAATCATTAAATTTATAAAATTTTAAGATTATCCCAACCATCTTTTGACAAAGTAAAGGTCAATACTCCATGAGAAGTAGTCAATCCACTCCTTGCTTCAAGTTCTACTGATGTATCTAATGATGGTGCTTGAAACCATGTTTTACCACGCTCTGTTAAAACTCTTAGATGATGATAGTGTCCAGTAACTAGATAATCAGATTGTATTCTTCCAGCATGTCCTTGATTCTTCCACCAATTCATAAGTCTGCCTTCTATTCCAGAACCACCAGAAACCATGTGTCCATGATAAAAAGTAATTCTTTTACCTTTTATTTCTAAAGTTAAATGGTAATCATCTGGAACGACAGTTTTTACATGCTTGTAACGCTCTCTACCTTCTATTATCTCTCCAATAATTTGAAAAATAGCTGTATCTGAACCATCAAGTCTAGAAGTAGTTATAGAACCTTTACCACTTCTATACTCAGAATGGTTACCAATGACTGCACCAATAACTATATTTGGTGCTAATCCAAGTAATCCATCTAAGACTTCAAGAACCATTTTTCTTGCAAGGTGTTCTTGTTCAGTCCTTGTCAAAGAAATATTGAAGGGTTGATGCTCGTAGAAACCAAAAGTGCATTCGATAAGGTCGCCTAATCCTATAATGTAAATTTCATCAACTACTTGACCAATTTTTTTTAGATTTTTTATTTCTCTTTTTGCTTTTACAATTGAATTTCTTATGTAATCAATCGTACTATCAACACCCCAATCAGCTCCATATTCCTCTTTTCCAAACTGCCAGTCGCTACAAAAATACATGTAAGCGAGTTCTCCAGTATCTTGTGATACCTTTATTGGTTTTTTCTTTTCAATCTGTCGTTCAAGTTTTCTAAAAAATTTATTATGATGTGGGTTTCTTTTCTTAATGATTGCCTTGAATGCATACATATCGACAATCTCTCCACCTTTTATTTGTGTCTGCCAAGTAGAGAATCGTATTCTATCTTCTTCTATGTAAAATTCTTTTGAATCATAACCCCAAGACTCCAGAAGTGAATTAAACTTGAAATTATCATCATGTGGTTGAACATGAGTTAGCTCTCCAGCGTTAGTCTCATAATCGTATTCTATGCGTGGCTTCCAACCACTTGGGTAGTAATTATTTCCTAGTTCTTGATTATGCTTGACTTCCTGTTTCTTCTTAATTATTTTTTTTGCTTCATCAGTCATAGACCTTCAAACATTTGTTCGATGTCAGTCTAATGGAATATCTGCTCGATGGAAGTTTATAAATGGAGCTGAGTAAGGTGTTCAACAAGGTAACCTATTATCTATCGCTAGATGAAAGGAGTATCTACACCTGTCCGAAGTTCTCCTTCGACTCTATTCCTTACTCTTGCTCCTGTTGTTAGCTATTGGTTGTTTGCTTAGAAATTTCTAAACCACAAAATCGGCATTTCTCAATTACATCTAAGTCAATCATGTGGCAACCATCAGTTGCACAATCATGCTTCTTTGGCTCTTGCTCGACATAACTGTCAAGTAATGACCAATGCTTTACTAAAGCATAAGGTGTAAGTGTCATACCTTTAAAGTGCTTTTTATATTGTACTACCCTGCTAGGAATTTCATCTGCTTTTGCACCAGCTTCTCTTAATTGTTTTATACATTTATTCCACCCAGCTCTCTCTGTTTGGGTCTTTGGTGTATATCCAATAGATTCTGTTAGTGCATTCCATAGAGCTTTTCTATCTTCCAAAGAATGACTATGGTTAGATGACTCTAGTTTGTGGGTCTCTGATGAACTTGGGCTAGGGTCAGATTTGACACTGGGTAGGTCATATATGACACCTTGACTCCTATAAACTGTGTAGAGATTTGAAGTTTGTTCTCCAGTTGCCTTATCAAATCTTTTTTCTGATTTGATAGCTGAGATACTTTTTAGTTCCTTCAAAGCTCTTTTTATAGTTGAATCAGAGACATTGAGTCTCTCTGCAAGTGTTCGTATGCTTGGGAAGCAAGTACCATCTTCTTTATCTGCATAGCGACACAACACTGCATAGACTCTGACAGCTTGTGCCGAAATAGGTGCATCAATGACCCATTCTGGCACAATGCTGAAATATATATCTGACTTTATATAATCCATTTAAAATGGTGGTGCATCATCAAGATTGACTGGAGTGTTCTTATTCTTCTCAATCAAGTCTTGAAATGTCTGAATAAAGTCAGAAGCATCAGATATAGTCATACTGTTAGTATCAACTTTATCTTTGTACTGTTGCTGTTGCTGGATAGTTAGTTTATTAAATAGACTGCTCACAAAGCTCTTCTGCTTATCTGAAGCTGGTCTGTCCTTACCACCAGAATAGTTATTGCTTCCAGAATCATAAGATGATTCAAAGCCATACTTATCCCACATTGCATCTGCATACTTATAGGTGTAATCCATGATTTCACTCATTTGTATTTTTTCAGCAACACACAAATCGATAGCTCCTTTGAATGCACATTGTGCAACAATCGCTCTATCCTTGCTCATATTCCTTCTCCCTTCTTTTTTTCTGTTTCTCTTTTTGTTCTTTGAATCTGGCAACATACTTATCTTTGTACTTGTTTGGATAAGTATTGTTTCTGATTACTTTATAGTAATCTCTAGTCCAGATTTTTTTCTTTTCTTTATCAGAGAGATATGGGTACAGTGCAACCTTTTCTTTGTTGGTAAGCACTGCCCATTCTCTCCAATGTTCTACCTCAGCTCTCATTTGAAACCAAACGAAGCTGTGTTTGCTTTTCTTCTTCACTGGGTAAACTTCTTAGGTAGTAGAAGCAAAGACCCTTCTTCTTAGATGGAAGGGTTACAATATCCCAACCATCTTTTCTTAGATTGTGAATAGAAGAACCAAATCTTGAAAAGTTCAAATCATAAATGAACTCTCCATTTGATATTGGTTCTCCATCTCTATACCTTGTCAAAACATATTTTACTTTTTCGTGCTTTGACTTAGCGTAGTCTGGTATTGGTTGTCCTCTAAAGAATACGCTCATTGTTCTAACCTATTCTTTGCCCAACCATCTAACTTGGATTGAACAAACTCATCTGAGTTTGCCCAGTCCTTGATAGTATCTTCTGTCCATATTGGTGTTCGCCCACCAGAAACAGTCCACTCTGGATTTGGTAATCTACCAGCGTGATTCCAACTTCCAATAGTAGCTCTATCTACTCCTAGTAATTGTGCGACTTCTTTGACAGACAGAAGAACTAATTGTTCTGTCATTTTTCTCCTTTTTTTTAGTATTAAATAATAGTATCACAAATCAACGATTAGTAATACCGATTTGCTCATCAGTTGCTCTGACCCAATATGGAATACCATATTCATCTGCAAATTTTTTTTGGTTAGCTCTGTCAAGTTTTCTCTCAGCATGACTAAGAGCTATCCAAGCTCCGACAAGTGTGAGACTGAATCCGAACAACAATGATGATGCTATCAGCTCATACAGTTCCATTGAATAAATGAAATCCATTATCATTCTTCCTCACTCTCTGCACTAATAAGTGGTAGTACATTTGCATATACTCTTACTGTGCCACCTTTGTAATATTGGTCGCTCATCACTTGATATTTTAAAAGAAGGTTTCTATCTTTTATCTTCTCTTTAATTTTCTGGAAGCTAGAAGATAGAGTTTCTTTTTGCTTTTTGTATTGTGCTGGTGTACCTAATTTATTTTGTTCATAAACGATATACACCTTGCCAGTGTTAGACACAAGTGTCTTTAAACTTGATTCACTAAGATACTTTGACTTCAAAGCATTCTCTGTAAATCCTTTTCTTCTCTCTGGAAATTCACTGCCATCTTTCCAAAGTTTTGGTTTGAACTCTGTCATAAGTTCATCTCCTTTCTTGCTTGTCTTTTTAGTTTTTCCATGAACTCAATCTTTGCTAACGCATCTTCATACTCATTTCGTAAGTCTTTAGATTTATCATCATCGACTGAATACATAACCTTTACTTGTCGATTTCTCAATCGAGTATATAAAGATTCTTTTTTCTTGTTGAGATACTTCAGTTGGTCTGTTGCAAAATCCAATAAGTCTTTGGGTGCATCAGCTGATAGTCCATCAACAATATTTTTGGTAGTTACATCTTGATACCCTTTTCTGTAACGCATACGCTCCCATTCTTTTACAGCTTGGTCGTAACGCTCTTTTGAAAATTCAATACCAAGAAGAGCATTAATACCTTGTAAATGCATCAAATAGTCTTTTGATGTATTCAAGTGCATAATCTCCTTCTGGGCATTAGGGCAATAGACTGCTCTCCAAATGACACCATTAACTTTACGCTGTTTAATCATGTCTCCCTTGAATAGGTAACGCCAACAAACATCGCATCTGGTGTCGATTTTTGAAGGATATTGAACCCAATCATATTTCTCGTTTGGGTTGTAACCTTCATCATCTGTCAGATTAATCTCTGCCATTATTCTCCTTTGTATTTTTTTGTGTGATAACTAGCGTAGCTTTGTGCTACGACAGAATAGTTACCATAGAGCCAATGAGTATTATGTATGTATCAGTACGCATAATAAGGGCAATCCCCATTGACTCTAGCTAATTATTCTTTTGTTCTATACTTCAATCTTTTACCATTGAAGATAACTCGACCACGCTTTTTGCTTTTGAGTTTTCTTCTCAATGCTCTGTTCATATCTCAGCTCCATTCGCATAGTCAGCTAGACATGAATAGCAAAGAGTCATCTTAGAATGAGTCATATCTATAATGTCGCTTGTTAGACCACATTGTGAGCATTCTATAAGAACTCTCTTACTCATTCTTCTTCTCCATGTATTGATTCAGTCTGAACTTCAAACTGACCGACAAGGATATTCTTGTTCTCAACATCTCTCCACTTGTCATACCCAAGCTGAATGTTCTTATCAAACATCTGGCTATATGCTTTGTATGCTTTGTCGTAAGAGTCTGCTTCGATTGTGAACTCCACAGTGAAGTTCTCTTTGAATGTGTATCTATCAGACATAGCTCTCCACAATGTCAATCTTTAGATACTTCACTGTTTGTGCAAGGTCGAAATGTTTGTTTTTGACTTTAGTGTCAATCAAGCAATCGACTATCTGCTTACAGTATTCTGCATCTGACCATATCTCATCGCTCTCTGGCATTGATGGTGCATCTGCATATCTATCAACGATTTCTTTTGAAATCATTTCTTTTATTTCTTCCATAGTTTCTCCTTAGTTTTTAGTGATACATAAGTATCTATCTGCTCTCCAGTAGAGAGCAGTTAGATAATTATTCTCCTATCTCACATAATTTAGAACACTCATAAGCAGTGTATCTGTAATCATCAAGTGAGATTCCACAATAACTACAATTCATTTTTTCTCCTTTAGTTTTTAGTGATACATAAGTATCTATCTGCTCTCCAGTAGAGAGCAGTTAGATAATTACTAATTATCCTTTACCATCAAAGATTTCCCAGATGAGCTTCATGTAACCCTTACCACCATTGTATTCAAAGTTATCAAGGTTAGCATTTGCATCATTGACCATGAACTCTTTGCTGTAAGAAGCAACATGATGACTGTCTACTCTTATATCTGTATCTGTAAAGATTCTTCTTGTGTGTATGTTTTCTTCTGGAATGACTACACCATCGTGAAAACTTACACGAACAATTCTCTCTACATAGTTATTATCGGTATCTTCGAATCCAATAACAACTGTTGCATCTCTTCTATCGACTGGCTTAGTAACCCAAGTTCCTCTGTTAGTCTCTCTTTTTGACCAATAGAAAACTCTCATCTCAAATACATCATCTCTGTGTACCCACATTGGTTCGCCATTTTTAGTTTCTATTTCTTCCCAGTCTGCCTTGATGTCATACATGTCATCAAGTCTCTCAGCAATAAGCTCTTTGATTTTGTTTATATCTTTTAGTTTCATTTTTGTTTTCTCCTTTTTGTTTTTTGTATTGATACTTGTATAAGTATCTATCTACCCACCGAGTTGATGGGTAGTTAGATAATTACTAACTGAGTGATGACTCAAGCTCGTAAGCAACCAAAGCAACATTAATTACATTTTCTTCAACTGCTTTTACCAATGTATGATTGGTTGCAATTAAATTCAAAGCAAATGCAATGTCTCTTACAACTGATTCATCACTGTTTGTGATTGCCTTAAGTTCTTCTCTGATTTGTACTTTGTTCATTTTTTTTCTCCTTAGTTTTTTAGTAGGAACGATTGTTCCAATCTGCCCACCATAAGATGAGCAGTTTGCAAAAATCTTGATTTGGATTTTTGGTTAATATCCATTCTCGTTGTTTTCTTCAGTAGGGAAG